GTTAGAACTTCCTTCACGAGTGATTGGAATAATGTGATCTACATGGTAGGCGTTTTTCCCTTTGCCAAATTTCACAGAGCACCAGTAACATTTACCTTTCTGCGCTTTCAACTGACGCTCAACATCTTTGACTGTATAACTACCCCCTACTCCCCTTTTTCGCGCTTTGCGGGTACGAGAAAGGGCACGCATCTTTATCCTGCCGTATTCCGATTGCTGATAGCGCAGTTGTTTTTTTCGGAATTGTTCTGGGTTAGCACGTCTACGTTGGCGTTCTTGCTCATTTCTACGCTCTCGATTCGCTCGCTGCCACTCTACGTTATAAGTAGGAAGTCCCTGCTCTTTGAGAATTTTTTTCTGTATACGGACTCGCTCATTCATTTCATCCCGATGCTCCTGCCTGTATTGATTAGTGGTTTCCCTCATGTGCATCGAGCAGTAGGCTGTCAAGCCATCTTTTGTACTTTTGTTGGAATAAAAAAATTCTTTGGTGGCAGGGAGAAACCTGTCACATTTGGGGCAACGTTTTTGGGGTATAATATCACTCACGGAAAGAACCAACCTTTCTTTTCGTCACGCCAGCGGGTATATCCAGTACCGCGCTGGCAAACCATTTTATTATGCCTCAATTATACCATAAATCAGCCTGAGAAGCTAGTTTATGGTGCAGAAGGAGGTAAATAAAATTTCCGATTACACGACCATTAACATGCAATATAACACCGGTAGTGACGCTTCTACAACTTTTACCGGTACTGCCATTGCACTCAGCGGATCAGCGGGGGCCAACGAACTCCGCATGGCAATCACAGGTGGAGGTACGTCCATTGCATCGGCTTCCTGGCCCTACATGGCAAAGCCAACGTCAGGAACTACCGCCGTTACCTCGCTGTATGCCTATACCACCAATACCAGTGGTAGCCAAGTGGCAACGTATACGGGTGATAACACAAAGGCAAGAGTGCTCAGGTGGAACTTCGACAATACCGGCAACCCAGTAACAGCCATGCAGGTCGGTTTCTTCGCTGATTCTACGCATACGGCTCCATCGGCAGGAACACAACCACCAGGATCTAACAATGACGCATTCACCAACGGGCAAAGTAGTGACACGTCTTCAACAAGCTATATCAAATTCAACCTCTATGGATCGGGGCTTACAGCAGGAGGATCACAGGAAACACCATCAGCGGGAAGCGTAGGTACAAACCCAAGTGCAACAACAGGAACAGCGGGAAGTGTCACTACAACAGCGGGTAACTGGTTAAATGCAGCGGGAGCATGGCAATCGGGCCAGGGCTTCGTTCAATATATTACGGGCGTTGCAATACCACAGACTGCAACAGCATTTAATTGGTACATGACGTGGGTTATATTCATTGGCGCGAACATTACTCCGGGCACGATCACGCTGGTTTGCACCCTTTATGTACTGAGGGGCTTTAGCAGGTAACTGCTATCGAAGAACTTCTCTGGAAACGGTGAAAGTCCCAACGCAACAATGAGGCAGTGGATAACGCCGTGGCAAGCATAGCAATGGAGCTAAGGCAGCCGTAGAGATCAAGTGAGAGGCTCCTATCAATGGCGATAGGATGGTGCCATGATCCGATCCTTGCAGGAATGTAAGGAGGCTAACAGAAATGATTAGCCCCACGAACATTCGTGAGTAACAACAATGACAGTATTCATATAGCTAGGAATAAGGTTTACCTATGACGACATCATGTAGTACCGTTCTCAACCAAACATTCACGGCGCATTCTGGAAACTGGTCATCAGGATCGTTGACGGTTGGAACCTTTTACGAATTGGCCTTTGACTTCAATCTCAGTGCTATTAGTGCTCATCTTCTCATTATCGTGAGTCGTGTAGATGCAGCGGGGGGACTTACACAACTTTGGGGAGCGAGTGAAGATCCTCCAGCACCAATACAAGAGTCGCCTGATTTTGGTCCAAGTTTTGCCTATGCCTGCTCTCGAACATTCGGCAATACTATCCAGGTTGACATAACTACAACGGGGACATTTACGGGTACGCTCTCTATTCAGGGTAAGGGGTAGCATACGTGGGACTTGTTGAGGAATTGCTAGGATGCCCTCTTTTAGAGATTACAAGAAGTTGGTGGGCCGTTCGCCTTAACACTGGCGAATGGGTCTGTGAGGCACGTGTCAAGACTGATCTCTACAGAGGTGAGGAGAGACACTATGACTGGAGTAATGACTTGGTGGCGAATGAAGACGTGCTCAAAATCACAGAGTTGTGGTTACTCTGCCCACCTAGCAAGACATCTCCACTTGGGAATACCGCACGCTTAGTTATTACCGAGCCAGGAACAGCATTTCAATTCAAAGTGGCAACAGCTGATTCAAATATTGCATCCATTTCACGCAACATGCAGGCTCATATCATTGGTAAAATCACCAATAAAGAAACGGGCGATTGTGACATCTTCGCTTGGGATGAAGTGCAGCAAGGGCTGATTACTCCTGAGACACGTATCTATGATCCACTTACTGGAGGCGCACGTCGGGACAAGGACGGCAACCTTGTCTACGCTGGAAAAAACAACATCTACAACTTTCATGGTTGGCGAAGTTCTATGGCAGACATGGGACGGTTAGAACTGAGAACTGTGGGGGTAAGAGTGTAGATGAGTACGGCCCTTACTCTTTATCTTCAAGAATTAAATGCCTCCTCAACGCTCTCTACGGCAAACCAGCTTATTGAGAACGGTTCTACAACATCTAGCAACACAAACAAGAACTCGAATGCGACGGTTGGTACAACTGGATGGATTGAAGTCTATTCTCAAGGGAATGGAACAACAGTTAGTGGCGCAGGTTCGCAACCGTCACCTTCTGGTCATGGTTGGTTCGATGATGGTACGACACTTGAGGCAAACCACTACGACACCGGGACATGGACTGCGACTATTCGCATGAGTCTTTCTGCTGGTTCCTGTACCGCAGACCTGCATGTGAGAGCGTACCGATATCATAGCAGCGCCTATACACTTATCGCAGAGATGGTAGCCACCGGACAAAGCTTGACGACAACCCAAGCAAACTTTACCTGTACCGCTACGGGAGTTGCTGCCTCTGCAACATTCGCTACGGGCGATAAGACCTATATTGACATTACCGCCAATATCACCGCCTCATCTTCTGGCGGCAATCTCAAGATACAGGAGAGTAGCAGCGGCACCCAAGGCTATACCAGTGCTCAGGTAGTGACACCGGGATATCTTGCCTCGACTCAAATTGATAAAGACGTTGCGATCAGGGGACGTATCTCTGCTCAGGTTAGCAAGGACTTGGCGCTAAGGGGGAGGTTGAGTCAACAAACTCAGAAGAACTTGGCGCTAAGAGGGAACGTGGGTCTGGTATCAAAAAGGGACTTGGCGCTGAGAGGGCGTATCTCTGCTCAGGTTCAGAAGGACCTGACGCTAAGGGGGAGGATTAGTCAACTAACTAGCGGCAGGGACTTGGCGCTGAGAGGTCGTACAGCCAATACAGTTGGTAAAAACATTGTGCTGAGAGGCAATATCACAGGTCCACCGCTCACCAGTGGCGGCTTTACCTTATTTGGCAATGGAACAGGCACAATACAATATGACTCATTCCGTGTCACCGAATATCCCGACCCATCCTTGTCATTGGCTCCAATTTTGCCAAGAGTGGGCGCAACTGCTGTCGAGTGGAATGCGCTCACACCAGCCAATACTACACTTGGTACTGATATCTCTTACGATGGTGTCAACTGGACTGATGTCACAAGCGGTAATGGTGGAAGTCTACCGTCTATTTATTCGCAACCTGATCCAACATCAGATGCATTCAGCACGAACACATCAGCCAACTATACGAGCACATTTCGCACTGGTGGTGGCACAGGGACATGGACCTATGACACGGCAAATAGCCGTATCGTGGCGACTGGGGGCACGAATGCACTCTATGTCTACAATGCGATTAGTAGGGCTGACGTTGATTTCTTTGCTGACCTGGACAGGAGTGATGCTGGTGGTATTGTATGGCGCTATAACGATCAATCAAACTTCTACTATCTCCTCATCGGGGACTCTCTAGCGTCTAGCGGTACGCAGAATACTATCACACTCTACAAGGTCGCTAGCAATGTCCAGACGCAGCTAGGGACTGCTACTATCAGTTATACGGTAGGAACGCCTGCTGACCAATACACTGTGCTATTTACGAGAGGCACTTATCGACGCTTCAGAGTAACGATGCTCACGGGTGCAATCACGGTGTATGTTGATGGCATTAGCATGATCACGTATACCGATGGTTCACCGCTTAGTGCTGGTAAAGTTGGCTTGTTCAACAATGCTGGCACTACTGGGAGCCGGTATTATCAGTTGTGGATACAACCTCAAGGCGACTATGTGTCAGGAACGCCGCAGGGGGATATTGTAACATCCAAGTTCGTCTACACACGGCAAAGGCTTTCTACTACCGATCCAACCGAAACGCCTCAAGTTGAGGATATTACGACGCTTGCTACCAATCCAGAGATTGGCGCTGGTATTTCTATTCCATCAGTGACCTATAACTATACATTCATCTCGAAAAACTTTGATGATCTGGCAAAGCAGTGCAATTATTCATGGTATATTGACCCATCGAAGACACTCATCTTCCGTTCGTATCAAGCAATTCCTTCACCGTGGATACTGCAAAGTGCTCCCGCTGGCCTCGTCAATAACGTTGATCTCGAAGTCTCTAGCAATCTCGAATTGGACGTCGGAAATGATTTGTATCGCAATAGGCAGACGATCCTTGGTGCTCAGGATGTCACCTCAACACAGGCCGCTTTCTTTGTTGGAGATGGTAGCACCAGGACATTCACATTAGGTTATCCACTTGCAGCAAAACCCACTATCGTTGTTGATGGGATTACGCAAACAAGCGTGGCGCTCAAGGGGAATACTGGCTTTGCCTGGTATTACGCCCTTGACGATCCTGTTCTACAACAGGACGCTAGCCAACCAGTACTTCAAAGCACAGATCAGCTTGTTGTTACCTATACTGGGCTTGTTGATGTAGTGGTAACGGTAGATGATACTGCTGAGCAGACCTCAAAGGAGCTGATAGAAGGTGGTACAGGGATAGTAGAGGACGTGGAGGATCATACAAGTGATGTACCGCGCATGTCTAAGGCAACGGCCCTAGTACTCGCACAGCAGTTGATTAATCGCTATGCTGTAGCTGGTAGGACGCTTATCTTCGACACGTCGCGTAATGGACTGGCAATAGGCCAGGTTCTGAGTATTTTCCTCATCGAGCAAGGTATCTGGGATGGACAATTCTTTATCACGCAGATCGAAATCACTCTACGTAAAGGGATTAATGATACCCAAGTGTGGTGGTATAAGGTAACTGCTTCGGAACTTCCCAAACAAGCCTCGTGGGCGAAGTTAATAGCGAGTGGATTGCAACTGCAAACCAACTGGACTACCTCGTAGAAGGGGGAAGTCTTAGCTAAGTTTATTCCTTCTCAATTTCAGTTAAGACTTTCTTTACTATCGCTATAGGCTCATCAAAGCTAGTACCATACCACTCATCACCAGCACCCATTCTCCTGAGTAGTTCATTCAGCAGAAAGACACTTTTCCCCTGCTCTTGCGCTGCTTTCATCGCAGCATTCCACCCATCTGTGTATGTTTGTTCGATGATTGGCTGAGGTACACCGTCCCAGTGTCCACAAGATATCATAAAACGTACAGACTCAAGTGAAATTCCCTGCGGATCATCCAGCAACATGTCTTCCACATAGGCATTCCAACCACTCTCACGTCTACCCTCAAGAATGTCACTTTCGCGTGATATTCACCACCGATGCATTGCCTCAAAGAATGCCGCCATGTTCACTTTTGCTATCTCTTGCGTCCATGCTTTTACATGGTCATCACAGAGATGCATAATGCGCTTCTCTTTCGTGACCTTTAGCGTGGTGGTAGGCTTCCCGCAGTAATCACAGGGATTTTTTGCCATATATTCTTGCTCATTCATCTGCTTATCATTCCACTTTTACCGATATTTTGCAAGTGGTCATTCATTTGAGAAGTAATTTAGAACCTGTTATACTTAAAACGAACCAGGGGAACCTGTGATCGCCATGACGCC